TGAAGTGTAACGGGAACGCATTGCGAAGATCAGTCCGGTAGGACCGTTCATTGGTTGTACGCCAGCGAGGTCATATGCGACCAGGTTAGGCATGGAGCGTCTGATCAGGGAGATCAGAACGGGATCGAAGTTACTGATGTTGGCACCAGTAGCATTGGTTGGAGCTTCAGAAAGAAATTCTCTTTCTTCTCTGAGCATTTGTTCTTGGTTCTCCAGGAGCTGAGCGGTAACCATTGCACGATGGTTATCCTTAATTGTCTCCATACCCTCATGATTGAGGATAGGTGCCCACTTCTCCTGCAGAGCCTCTTGGGAAGGCATTTGCAGCATTTGTTTTTACCTTTAGGTTAAAAGTTTGACTTTGGGATTGAAATCACTTCTTGGAAACTCTGTTCAAAGTCTGAAGATAAGATTCCATCATTGTTGTTGTTTCTACCTGAGCAGAAACTTCAGTGTCTTCAGAAATTGTTTCCGATTCGTTCTTTTGAACACCGGCATTAGAGGGGAAATATGCCTCTCTAAGAGTTACCAGTTTTTCACGATAGGTTTCTTCGCTATCAAACTCAACATTCTCGGCAAGAGAAGTGAACTTATCCTTTTGAGAAAGGGCAAGACCTTCGGATACATCTGCAAGAATTACATCTGCAACCGACTCAGCCAATCTTTTGTTTAAAGCAATATTTTTATTGATTTGCTCGTTGAGTTTATCTTCCATCTCATCAAGTTTTTCTACCATATTATTGAGTACATCGTATTTCTCTTCAGGGATTGTTACATAATGTTCTTCAAAAAGACTCTTCATTCCGGTAAGGAATGATTCAGTCATTTCAGTTTTGAGTCCTTGCTCAACCGAGAGTTGATTTTCGGTCAACCACTCTTGAGCAACATACTCAAGATAAGAGTCAACTCTTTCGGTCAACTCAGACTTGAGGTTGGCAACTTCTTCAGTCAGAGATTCTTCGTATTGCTTTTGAACCTCTTCTTTCATTTCAGCAACCTTAGTTTTGATTGCTGTCTCAAAGATAGTGCGTGCCTTTTCTTGGAATTCTTCGGAGAGTTCTTCGCCAGCAATAAGTGCTTCGATATCCTCTTCAATAGAAGGAGTGTCGTCTTCGACGGTCTCTTCTACAACCTCTTCTTCTGTAGTCTCTTCTTCAGCGACTACTTCGGTTGAAGTTTCTTCTTCCTCTTCGGAAACTACTTCACCTTCGACTTCTTCCTCTTCCTTCATTCCTGAAGGCATGGGATCTGCTTTACCGGCACCTCTGTTTACAATGTCTTTGACAGTTGCAATCTTTGGTTCTGCAAGTTTAGCAGAGTCGTCATCAGTTCTGTAATTTTCTGGGGTAGGTCCACCAAGATCCTCAACTGCAGGTTGTCCAGGTGTAGAACCGGACATCTTTGGCATCGGATCAGCTTTGGCAGCACCTTTGGTTACTACGTTTTCCATTTCTTGTAAATCGTTACCAACGGACATTTGACTAGATATGATTGTATTAATCTATATTTATTTATAATTTAAAGATTTGATAAAAATTCGTTGAATAAGTTCAACTTATGCTCTTCAAGTCTTTTTTGATCAACAAGAGTATTAATTCTTCTTTGAGTGGTTTCTGCGAGTTGTTCACGAAGTTTTCCACCATCCCATATCCACTCTTTTCCTTCCATAATTCCCTGAACGAAAGCATCAGGAGCAGAAGGATCGGCAACAATATCGGCAGCAGTTGCTAACATAAAATCTTCACCAACAACTTTATGTCCTTCACTTGTAGTTTTTAACGAACCAACACCACGAGAAGAAACACCAAGCATTACTCCTTCACCAAGAAGAGACGAAGCAATCTTACCCATAGGAGTATTCAAAATTTGTGCTTTCCCTTTAAAATTATTTCCTTCTTGTGTTAAAGAAGTAATTTTGTGGGAAACACGATCAAGATTGACGGTAGGACCATCAGGATGTCCAAGTTCTCCAAGAGCACGACCCTTATTCACAAAAGATTCATTGTATCTGTTTACTTCTTTTGCAAGAGTTTCCATAGGATACATTCTTCCATTACGGTTCTTAATGTTTCCTTGGAGGAATACACCTTCGATGTATAATTTTTTACCGGAACCTTTGCCCTCGGTAATAATTTTTACATTTGTTATTTCTTCTGTGATAAGTTTCATTTTTTTATGCGGTAAATCCTACTTTTGCACCCTTAACACCAGCGTTTGCAGCAAATACACACTGAGTGGGATTTTTTTCTAGATATTCTACAGTTCCTGCTGGCATAGTAAAAGAACCAACAGCAGTTCCACTTTGTGTTTCTACAACAGAAACGAGGTGAGCACTAGAATCAGTATTCACTAATCTAACAACTGTTGCTTCAGAAAAACTAGTAGCAGTTCCAGTTGTTGTTGGGCAGGCTGCCTCGGCACCTTTACATAAAGTCCTTGCCATTATTCTTCCTCTTGTGTTTCTTCTGGTTCATCAAACATTGAAGCACCTACATTTGAACGGATACCTTCAATTTTGTCAGATGCTTTAGAGAATAAAACATCTTTAATCCTATCACTAATCTCAGATGCCGAAGCATCGGTGACAATTAAATCTAATACATCTTCCATTTAAAATTATTATAACGATATAAGTTATTTATATTTCAGCACTCTTACCATCAACTTGAGTTATTCCACCTTGAGATTCTAAATCTGGTTCCGTTGGAATATCTCCCATCATTCCTCCATCTGGCAATGGTTCTCCGGTAATAGGATCGATAGCATTTGGATCCGGAATAATTCCATCTCTAATTTCTTGTTCGATTTTCTCATCAATTTCTATGATTTCAGCATCAGTCTGCCTAAGAATTCTTCTACGAACATAGTCATTAGAATAAAACTTACCAATATATGGTTCAATAGTGGCAAGTAATCCCAATCTTTCATTCATCAATTCAGATTCTTTTAATTCTGCAAACTGATTATCATATAAGAAATCATACTGAATGTGCTCACTAATTTCTTCCCAATCTTCGGGAGTAACAATGTTTTTAAGAATAAGTTGAGTTTTCAACATGTCACTAAACATATTGGCAAATCTCTTTCTCAGTCTACCAACAAATTTAGCAAACTTAAGTTCATCTCTTAAAATTTCGGAAGAACGACCAAGATTAAATCCACCATCAGCAGCAATTCTAGATTCGGGAACTCCAAGTGAACGATAAAGTTTCTTTTGGAAGTATTCAATATCAGAAAGTTCTCCAAGATTTTGACCACCAGGAAGAGTAGAAATTTCGGTTCCTCTACCACCTTCTCTTCTAGGAAGCCAGAAATCTTCCAACATACTCATATATTTGCGATCATCACGAATTTCTCCAGTCTGAGCATTATAAACTTGCTTATTTCTATAACGACTCATCACTTCTTTCAGATATTGTTCTGCCTTTACCTTTGGAAGATTACCGACATCAATATAGAAAATTCTTCTTTCTGGTGCTCTACTTAATCTATAGATAACCAGAGAATCCTCAATCATTCTGAGTTGATTGAGTGACTTAATTGCCTTATGTAAATATGAAAGAACATTACCCTTATTTCTATCAACTAATCCAGAAGTGCAATATGTAATAGAATCTTTGGCAATTTTAATACCTTTTGTTCCCCCACCACCAACCATAGTTCCGGTTGGATAATTTGGTTTTGGAGTATATACAAAATACTCTTCCAATTCTGGTGACTGGAATTTATCTTTATCTGTTGATCCTAGATCGGGACCTAAAGTTGCTTTATTTTTTTTCTTTTCTTGTCTAATATGACGAATTTTTAAGGGATCAATATACCTTAAGTCTTGTATACCTTCTTCTGGTTTTTTCTGGTCAATGACTTTGAGATAAAAAAGTCTTCCATCAACATACCAGTTTCTAAAAATTTCATGAGACTTTTTATCAAAGTCCATGATATCCTTAATATTTTTAAACTCTTCTCTGATAATACTTTTTAATTTATCACTGGCATTGAGATTTGAAAGTTCAATTTCAATTGGAGAATCATAAAGATCACTAACGATTGCCTCATTGACAACATCTTCGATAGCACCATCCGCCTCAGGATGAAGTGCCATCTCACGATATCTCTTAATTAAATCAAATTCAGTTCTATAAACACCTTCAATATCTAAGTATTGACCATAAAAACCACTCGAAATATAATTATCAACCCCGTCCTCATTATTTTGAGGAACGGGGGAAGCAATTGATGGTGATTTTTTCTCGGTGTCACTTACCGAAAAACCAAAAAGGCGTGCCATATTATAATACTATTTTAGTCTATTGTCTTACTATTTATTGGATATCTTCGCCGTTAGCTGAAGGAGAAGAACCTCTAAATGCTTCCCAATAATGAACCTGCATTTCTACAGTAAATTCTTCAATTGTATCAGTTGTCTCATAATTAAGATCAATTGTCGAAATATTAGTTGGGAAAATTGATTTAAACTTATAAGATCTAAGAACAGATCCGTCACGATCAAGTTGATGAACCATAGCATCAGTTTGATAGTCAACTGGATTTTGAATTCCAGTTCCATCATCTAATTTGTTAATGGTATTCATCCATTTTTCCATTGCCGATCTGATCATAAAATCAGTATCGTTCATAACAGTAATAGTCCATGTTTCAAAAGTTCTGTCACCAGCAATCTTTAAAATACGACCTCTGAATGGAATATCAATTGGAGCAATTGTTGATGCCGGTAATGCTGCTGCCTTGACTAAAAATCTAGACTTTTGGAGCACTTCATTTTCATTAACCGGTGATACCGCTGTGGGAAATGCTAAGACAACCTCAAATAGATTAGGTCTAGCACCACCACCAGTTAATTTAGATTTAAAATCACTAATCTTCCTTAAAGGAATTGTTTCTTGTTGTAAACGCTCTGCCATTGTTGGAAACCTCTAAATTAAACGGAACCGATGACTTCTTCAAATGATACGCCAGTTCTAGTGGCGACAAATGTAAGACCGATGAAGTTAATCGATCTTGCTGGTTTAATGTATATATCAGCAACAAATTCGTTACTGTCAATAACCGAAGCAGTGTTATTTGTTTCGTCACAAATAACCACAAAATCTTGAATACCTCTCTTTGCTTGAACATCACGAAGGAAAGGTTCAACTATATTTACAAAGTTTGCTCTTGTAATTTCATCATTAAATTCAAAGAGTTGATCTTTTGCCGCAGCACCAATAGCATCTTCAAGGAAGATGAAGAGACGACGAACATTAATACGATCAAATGCGGATGCCTTGGCAAATCCAGTCTTATCACCAAATAGGATGATTCCGGATCCTGGTGAGAAAATAACTGGGTTGACTCTAGAAGAGTAAAGTCTATCTCTCTGGAGTTTTCCTGGGTTATATGCCAGTTTTACAGCATTGAGAATGGTTCCTCTAGAAGTTCCGGCAGGTGAGAACCATGGGAAGTTATTAATATCGTTTCTAGCACAAGTTCCGGCAATGTCACCATTCAAAGGTACATATCTAAAGACATCATTAAATCTATCATACATGTACTTATAACCACTATCAAATACGGCATAAGACGAAGAAGTAAGTGGGCCAAAGAAATTAATTACATTATCAGTAGCAGTTTCTATATCTACAATAGTATTACTTCCTTGAGCAGCGGTATTAAGAACTGCCGATCTATATGGTGAAATAAATGCAACTGCATCTTTTCTCACTTCTGCAACTTGAATTAATTTGGTTGCTAGTGCGCTTGCTATGGGTGCTTTGTAAGATGCAGATCCCATGAGAAGGAAATCTACATCAGTCTCAGAATCATTTTCAAATAAACCATAACCAGAAACTAAATCAGCGAGTCCGGCATTGAATGATCCAGTTGAAGTGGTAATTCCAAGTCCATCATAATTTTTACCACCAGATAAGGTAAGATCAAGAGGACCAACGGCATCAAAAATATTTGCACCATCGGCATCTTCTGCCTTTTGATTCCATCCACCATCTGTAAATGTGGTAAATCCATTATCAGCAAAACCTGTTGTTACGCGGTCACCAGAAGTTTTTCCTGCACCGGCAAAAACATACTCAGAATTAACTTCCAAATACTTATTCCAGTATGATGGAGCACCTACAGAAAATTCTGCATCAGATGCCTTGGAAAGATTCAGATGCTTCTCAAGAATGGTTCCGGAATTTCCGGTAATTGTTCCTTTTCCATCAATAACAACAACATGAATTTCATCATTTCTTGCCCCTCTTGCGGCAGCAAAAGAAGATGTTCCTGGAGCATCTGCTATAGTGTTCCACTTAATGCTGGTTGTTGTTGAACTTCCACCAACAGTATGTGAACTTACTGCTAATGTTTGCTCTCCAAACCAATCAACAGCACTAGTAATTGCGGTTGTTCCATAGGAAACTGATTGACCTGCAGTATGAATTGCAACATTTCCAGATCCACTGAACTTATAAACATTATTATAATCAACAGTGGTGTGAGTTCCTCCTGAAGAAACATGAGAAACAACTTTTACATCTACAGATCCAGAATTAACCTGTGTAATAATTCCCTTAAGGTGACCATCAAGTAATGAAGTTGTTCCCGCACCAGTTCCAGTATTAGATACTACTTTAGAAATTGCCTGAGTAATACCCATTCCGACAGCAACTTGTGTGCCACCATCAGGTGTTTGATCAAAAGTTAATCTTTGATCTGCCTGAGCATCAATAATGGCAACTCTAATATCATTTGCGCAAGAACCGGGGTTTTTGGCAATTACCGTGGCACCGGCTAGTGGTGTTGTTGGATATCCTAGTTCTTCATAATGTTCGGTGCTTTTAATCTTAATAGAGTCACCTGTATCATTTGCGTTTTTGAGTTGAGTACCATCTGCTCTGATGATATTCATTACCCCGCCATATGCAAGATAAGAAGAAGCCGTTAACCAAGTTTCATATTGATTGTCAACATCATATGGTTGACCGAATAACTCAACTAAATCGTTTTCGGTATTGACCCTGGTTATCGTTCCTACAGGTCCCTTGGCAAAAGGACCGACAAGACCGGCAATTTTATCAGAAGTTGGATCAACTCTACCTTGAGTAAGATCAACTTCCCTTATCAGAATTCCAGGAGATGCTAAGTTTAGTGGCATCTTGCTTTTCCTCGCAATCCAAATTTATCTAAAAATATTTAGGAAAGAGGTATTTTCAGCGGGGAAACACTGCATGAACACTTTACCAATCAGGATATTCCCAAACCTTACTACACTTTCTATTACTTTTTACTCTATCAATGGTACACTCTTTACACTCATATGAATATGATGATGGGAGTGCTCCTCTATTTTTTCTTATAAGATAGAAGTCCTCTAATAAATTTTTTGTCTTGTGACAGGTTCTACATTCTCTATCATAAAAAAGTAAATGTTCTAACTTTACTTGACTATCAAAATCCATTACATATATTCCCACATATATGATCTGTCTCCATATTCATCCGTATACCAACGATCTCCATCGTTATCAACAAAATTATTATTTTCAAATCCAGTTTCTATAAATCCAAAAGGTGCCATATCCTGTTCTATTTGATTCCTCTGCTCTTCATATATTCTCTTACGAACATCATTCTCTGTCATTTCCTTAAAATAATCTTGTGCCACCAACCAAGAAAATATAACAAGACACATTGCCAAGTCATCATTACATCCTTCTTCTGCCTCAAATGAATTTCCTTTCTGTGCAAAAGTTGTTAGTTCTGATATAATCTCATAGTCTGTTGTCAATAACTTATCATCCTCCATCATAGTTTTTAAATTAGAGCATCCAAGTTTTTTAACTGCCGCTGTCATCCTTACACCAAGTTGTGATTTCTTACCACTAAATCCCGTTCCAACAACCTGTCCGGCACGCCCTCTCATGGATGCCATAAGAATATTATCATACTCCAAATCATAATGAAGAATAGAACCTACTTGATCTCCGATATCATTTACTTCTATAAGTAACCATGAATTGTTATAACCTTTTCCAACTTCACTTATTATACTTGGAAAAAGCATGGGTTTAATTTCATTGTTTCTATATTTTGCTACAACCTTATACGGAAACTCAGTTATATCAAATACGATAAATGCAGAATAATCATTTCCTATTCCTCTTGCCACGTCAACCGTCATCAAATAATTATGATTCTCCTTTGGATCTTCGTAAATATCTAATCCGGCATTTCTTTTTATGGGATTCTCGTATACAAGGTTTTTTAATTTTGCTGGATTGATAAGAGTATTAACAGATCCTAAAAATTCACACTCAAACTCAACACGAAACTGTTGTTCAGAAGTATTGGCAATTGTTGTCTCTTTCCACTTCTGATCTCTTCCAGGAACTTCTGACCAGTGAACATCGGTGGGAATATATTCATTTTTACTTCTTTCCGCATCGTGCCACATACGGTAGAAGTGATTCATACCGTGTGGGGTTGATACGATAATTACTTTGGTGTTTTTACCAGAAGTAATAGTAGGATAAACAGATGCAAAGAACGAGTCTGCAACATGGTTTGGAACGAAGGCAAATTCGTCGAGGAAGAGAATGTTAAACGACATGCCTCGGACAGCACTTGCAGACGTAGAAGCTGCCAATATCTTACTGCCATTCTCCAACTCCATAGATCCTTTGTTCCAGGATAATATACCCTGTTGCATCCATTTAGGCAAGTTCTCATAAGCAGTTTGCAATCTTTGCAACAATTCTCTTGCAGTAGCTGCTTTGTTTGCCAGAATACCAATGTTTACACTGTCATTAAATACGGCATAATGTAAAAGATAAGACACCACAGTAGTAGACTTTCCCGTCTGCCGTGGCATCTTACAGATATTAAATCTATTATTATGAAAATTATGAATTAATTTCTCTTGAAAATCATACGGATGAAATTGTGTTAGACCTTCATCCAAAGAAACAATTTTAATGTAGTTATTAGCAAAATATACCGGATCTTCTTTACATTTGAGAAATTCAATAATATTCTCTTCTGTAAATTCAATTGATGTATTTGCTTTTTTTAGATTAGGATTACCAAGATATACTTCACTCATAATAAAATTAAATTATCCCTGATAAACTACCGATGTTGCATATACATCTGATGCACTTGAATAAATTAAATCCGTTCTTTTTTTGTGAATAATGATCGGATCTTTTCCTGCCATATGTATACTTCCATATGTAACTCCAGCACCAGTTCTTATTTCAACTAAACGATCTGATGAATGGCTGTGCTGAATCATTACATATTCTGCACCTAATGCTGATCCAAGACCACCAGCAACTGATCCTGGAACTGACGATCCAGAACCAGCATTAACTAGAGTTGATTCTCCTAAAACTTTAATTACTTGCATATCAGCAGTTCCAAGCACGCAATGATTTATTGATTCTGCTATCAGGATCGTTTGCTGTTTTCTTTGAGGTAAGTTTTTTCTTCATACCTTTCATTCTCGCGCAAAAAGACGCTCTACGCTTGTTCCCAACTTTCTTTGAAGGTCTCTTAAGATCGCTTCCTGGATTCTCACGTTCATAGCTTTTTCTTCCTTTTTCGTTGAGTCCACCTTTTTCATTTTTCCCCGACTTTTTTGTCCATGCTGCACCCTCCTGAAGTTCAAGATCTGCCCTCCAATCAGAGAAGTGCGCTTTGACACAACGGTTATAAGTTTTACCAAACAGTTTTTGAGTTCCTGCTTTCTTATACCCTTTCCAACACTTCTTGCCTGCTTCATCGATAATTTCGACTTCTTCTCTCTTCAATTCTTCAGCGTCTCTTTTCAATTGCTTTGCGGCAATCATTGCGCTTCTTGCTTTATGATACGCATCTTTAGTTTTTCTATCCATATCCAGAGTTGAACTACTTCTAGCACGTTCCGAATCACCTTTTTCTTTAGGTGTCATTTCTTCTTTCTGAATCTTTGCCTTTTTCTTATAAGTCTCTTTAGGGTAAGATTCTCCAGTCTGAGGATCTCTAACTGGTGCAGTGCCTTTTACATAAGTGACTGAACCAGAGGAATACTTACCTTCTTCAATCTCAGTCGATGGG